CCACCAACAATATACCAAGTCGCATATTGACCTGTGTCATATTCATTTGCATAATAACCATCATCAACAGGAATGGTCAAATCTGAGTCAAAATAGATTGGTGTTGATGTTGTTAGACATGGCCAACATCCAATTGCAGGTAAACAACCACCACAACTTGCATCATCAGCATAAACATAAAAACTAGCACCTGCACCACAAGCATCATTTGCAGTTAAACCTGATGAAACATAAAATGAAATTAAAGCCATTATCTATTCTGAAATTTATTTAACCTTTCCCTTTCTTGGTTTTTGTCAATAAGGTATGAAAGGTGATTAAGACAAAGAACAAGGGGGAGAGACACCACATTATCAATCTGCCAAACTTTGTCTTCTGAGAGTGTACTAATTGCTTGATACCATCCCCAATAAGAAGAAAAGTTATTCGTGTTCTCATTATCCACCATAGCAACTTGCTCTGGGAATAGAGTTTTATAATTTCTTGAGATGCTTTTGCTAAACTCAATAAAAAAAAAACGCTACCCTCCACATATTTGACTGGAAGGTCCTTGAATAATTCAATCCTTTTCTTGATATCTGAATTGGTATATTCAACTCCTTTCTCACAATATAAATAAGCTGCAAGTTCATTTAGATTGGCTATTCTATAGGTCTCATCTTTTCTGAGGAATGTGTCTATATCCACATATTGTCCGAAGGATATGTTGGTTACATTAACCAATGAATATTCTTGTCCATTTAATACAATCTCTTTGTATAGTTGTTTTGAATCTTGATTAAGGAATTTGTAAATGAATTCACCAACTTCCAACATTTCTGTTGCTGAACTACTTTGTACTGTTTGTCTGTCTACCCCCAACACTTCTGAAATCATATTGACATAGAGTTGTTCCTCATCCAATATGTCCTTGAGTTTCATCACACTTGCCCATTTTCTTATTGTTGGCTCTTTTACTTCGTATTCTACTCCGTTAAGTGTAACTTTTTGTTTTTCCATAACTATTAATAAATATCTTTTTTTTATCTAGCAAACTTAATATACAAACACACCGGTGTTTCTTGCAACCTTCATCTCCATAACATATCTTATACCATCTAATAAGTGGTTATTGGAATCATGGGGTTCATCAAGGTTGTTATTATTCTTGTCTGTTTTCCAAACATAAGATTGCAATTCGTTAATCAAATTCTTTGAACCAGCATGAATAAAAAATCTGCTTCTTTTTATCATATCAATTCCATGTAGAATTGAATTCTTCTTTACTGGTTTGCAATTTATTCCTTGTCTTCTAAGTTCTTCTATTGCTTGGGGATTTGCACTATCTGCAATAAAATCATCATTTAAGTTAACCCCCAAATCTTTTATCTTATAAATGAAATCCGGTATGGTAACATTTTTCAGATATAATAATTCCTCACAATAAATTGAGTCACCATCTTTATAAACTCTAACAAGCACACTTGGGTCATTGAAACCAAAGTCAATTCCATATCCCAATAGTTTTGCTGATGGTGGCAAGTCATAATAATATTCTTGATGGGTGAATACCATCTTTGTTGGAATACCTTTTTGACCAAGACCGAATATTCTCCAAAGGTTGGGGTCCCTCTCTTTTAATTTCTCAATCTCTTCGACTTGAATTTTTGGTAGGAATGGATTGTCTTTGTATGTTACAACCTTATATAAGACATCTGGTTGACCTTCAAAATCATACAGATAAGATTGCCATAGAGATGGATTGAAGTCAAGGATTAATCTCTCTGAGGTTCTCAGGGACAATTGAACAAACTCATCATAAGTAATCTCTGTTGCTTCATTAACAAATCCAATATCTCTTTTTCTACCCCTTATTTTTTCTTCTGTATCCAATGAAAACCATTCGATGATATTTGTTCCAATCTCAACATATCCATCATTGGAATGCCATTTGTCATCATCATATAATTCCAACTTGATTAGGATTTCTTTCAGGTCCCTTAGTACCGAACCTTTAAGTGATGGTAGGGTCTTTCTGATAATAGAATAGACCTTCCCATCTTTATTAAGCAAATCAATAACCATCCATAGAATGATGTTATAGGTTTTCCCCGCTCTTGAGGACCCTTGAAACACACACAACCTCTTATCCGTTTCCTGTAGTATCTCGAAAACTTCCGTTGTCTGTATCTTCATTCTTTTGTTTTTTCCACTCTTCAAACTTATCGTATGCTTTATTCACATACTCTTGTAATGCCTTCTTTGCTTTCTCATTTCTTTGTTTGACTCTTTTGTTGTGGGCTTTTGTTCCCCCACGCTTTCTACTTTGTGGCATATTAATTTATTTTATTGATTATGGTTTTTCCATCTGTCTCTATTGGTTTCGAATATGAAATCAGTATTGTTTTCAACAGCTTGATAAATTGCATCTGTATATTTTGTTACCCATCTTCTCATCTCATTAACTTCCACTTTGTCTTTGGGGAACAATGTAAATTCATAGACCATAAATGTCTTTCCTGTTTCAATGAAACTATCAGGAATATTCTGAATGGATATAAACTCTTCTCTGAGTTTTGTTGTATCCAAATTCTTTTTAAGTGATTGTCTCATGTTATGAAACAGAGATTTCACGGTCCTCATATAGTTTTCATTTGTTGAAGATATCTTGGTTGACATCTCAATATAAAATGAGTTTGGTCTTTGGATATTTGCAACACCTGAACTGAATTTAACTCCCTTATATTCTTTTGTTCTGAAACTAATCCCCCTTGTCTTCATTAAGTTTTGTTTTAATTATTTCAATTTCAATTTTCTTTGTTGAATCAATCTTTTCTCCACCTGTTGTAATGTCAACTTTTTTCTCTGCATTCCAATCATCTTTAAATCTGTTTCTCATGATGAGTGAATATAGATTGGAATTAATGTTCTTTGAACTACCATCTTTGAATGATTTTTTGGGGATTGAGTTCCACCAATTCTGTGATAACTCCCTAAACTCATTAACGGCTTCGTTAAATTCTGGTTGATTTTCCATTAATTGATAAAATGTTTCCTTAGTTATTCCAAGCCTAACTCTTAGGTCAACATCAAAATGTCCTTCTCTACCCATCTCTTGAGTTATCAATCTCCAATTTGCTGGTAGGTCATTGAGAGTTTTTCTCGGTCTCCCAACTTTGTTTTTCTCGTTCATAATTTGTTAGTGTTGTACTTAAATGGTCCAATCTTCTTTTCATTCTAAGAAGTGATTCCCCTTGAATATTATATCCAAACTTTTCAGGGAAATGTTTATTATGAAAATCAACAACCCACATTCTTTCTTCTTGTGTTTGTTGTCTTGATGTGAAATACTGATGGACCCTGTTTATTTCCTCCCTTGTATATGGAGGTTCTATTGGTTCCCCAATAACTTTTGTTCCAGATACCGTTATTGATTTTGGTTGGATTGGGGTTGGTGCTGGTTTCTGTTTGCAATTACATCCCATTGTTTAATTCTTTTTCTCTTATTAATTTTAATCTTTTTCTATACTTATTCAAGTCACGACTGCAACTATTCATTGGAATCTTTGTTCTTGCAGCAGTATTCTTAACTGATGCTCCCATTTCGATATAGAGTTCAAATAACCTTGCGTAATACCATAGGTCCCCTTTCTTATCATCTTCAATTCTATTCATAACCCACTTCATATCAAATGGTGTTTCTTGATACACTTCTTCAACAATTTCAATATCTGTCATCTCAGAGAATTTAAATCTCTTATAACTTGCAGCATAAGGAGAGGTTGAAGAGATATAATTTCTTTTAACCACTCCTACAAAGAAATATAGTTTTTGTGAATCCGGTATTTCTTCCAACCTTTTATTCTTTAAAAACTGTTCAATTGATACTTGAAATAAGTCATCATATTCATTTGATTTGGTTATTGATGCACATATTCTTTTTAGTTCATTGAAGTTGTCTTTCACCCATTGGTTTACCAAGATAGCATTATTTAAATTCTTTATGCTCTATTGGGACCTAATAACATTTTTCTATTGAAGAAGTTATTGTTTTCATCCCAATGATTGAGTAAAGAAACAATGTATTTGTTTCTGGCTAATCTTGCAACTTTGTCTCTAATTGTGTTAGGAGAAATATTAAGTGCTTTGGATATTTCAGGATTGGTAAGTGCTGAATAATTTCTGTTATTAGATTTCATATCCTGAAGAATGAAATCGTAAATTCTTTTGTCTACTGAGTTCTCAATTAACATATGTACTTTTTTTATAAATATAGGTATAGGTACATATGGGTAAAGTATAATTAAAAATACTTTGAATATTTTTCTTTCAATGAATGATATGTTCTTTTTAAAATATCTGCTCTTTCATATTCTTCAGATAAACTACTCTCATATTCACTTCTCATCAAGATGTATTCGTAATAATTGAATAAATTTAAATTCTTATGTAATTCAATTTCAATATATTCAACAATCTTTTCTGTAATGTATTTCTTATCTTCTTCTGATAAAGACCAGTATTGCTCAACTTTAATATCTAATTCATTAAAGTTACTTGCTAAAAATTCTTCTCTAGTCATTACTATATAAATACTTTACCTACCCTTGACTCTCTTA